CCATTTCATAAACACCGGCACCAATTCCCACGCCGTCAATGCGGACCTCATCAACACCTAATTCAAAGGCAATTTGCACAATTCGGGCCGCAGTTTCGGTCAAGGTGGTTTTATTCCACTTGTCCACAAACCTCAGGACACCATCCCGATAAACATAAACCACCGAATAGTCGCCACCCATGCGGGCAACGTCCACGCCAAGGCGCGGTTTGGACTCCTGCTTGATGGCCAGCTCGGTAACTCGGCCCATCGTCAGTGTGCCCTCGGGGAACAGCGCGTTGGTGCCGTCCATGGAGAACTCGCCCAGCACCTTTGAGCGGAAGCGTGGGGAATCCTCGCCCCATTTCTTCTTATGCAGCTCGATCCAGTCAAGGGTCACCAAACCACCTGAATGCTCCTCGGGGAAGTCCTCTCCCGTGATGTTGGGGGAGTCATAAGAGTTGATGGTGATCTTGTGCCATGACGGGTCATTAGTCTTCCAGATTTCCCCGAACGGAGTGTTCACGTCATCTGGATTCCCCACTACCAGCGCTGCATCGTACTTACCCGTCGTAATGGCCGCTACAGCGGTAAAGATTGTCTCTGGGATGCCACACCCTTCATCAAGGACGGCGAGGACGCCTTGGCGTCGATGTTGACCCTGGAATGCATGTTGGTTTGTGTTACTTGGCTTACGGCCCTTGGCGCGTTCGGAGTCATCATCCCCGCGCCAGTCGTGCTCCAGAGTGATGCGTCCCGGCAGGGGGGTCTTCCGCTGCTTCGCCTTGATGTGGTGATCGCGGAGGTAGCCCCAGATGATATCGAGCTGATCCTGCACTGGTGCAGATGAGACAGCAAGGGAGTCTACGTTCTTCCGTGTATCAACCCACCAAGCGATAATGACCGACGCGGTAAAAGATTTTCCTACGCCGTGCCCGGACTTTACAGCGACTCGCCTATATTTGAGCAATGCCTCGGCAATTTCTGCCTGTTTTGCCCAGAGATGATACCCAAGCTTGTCTTTAGCCCACAATTTGATATCCGTTTTATACCGCTCATTCAGCTCAGCCTGTTCCAATTCCTTGGATGCTTGCCGCATGGCATCGAGAATACTCATTAGGCGGGCAAATCCTGCTTCAGGCGGTAAAGAATTGTGTCAAATGCGGCTTGGTCTTCGTAAATTGCGTAGAATGCGCGCAAAAGGCCAATTACCACCGAATAGTGGGAATCCGTCATTGAATACAGCCGGGTCCGAATTGCGGCCCAATCGGGCTCATGGCCGTCATTCTCATAAAAGAGGTCAAGAATTTCAATTACATCCGGGGTATAAAGTGCTTCGCTCATGATTCTTGAACTTCCTGTGTCAGGACGCGCTGCGCCTCGGCGGTGAACAGTGTGGTCAGAACGCTGGGAGCCAGTTCGCCTTTGATGGCCTTGATGGTCTTGTGCTTCTCAAAGGCTGCTTCGATGTGCGTGCTCATGGCCGTGGCGAGGGCAAACACGGCTTGAAGAATCAGCTGGGTCTGGGCATTGGTGATCTGCACCAGCTTGTCCTGAGCGTCCCGCTTCATGTCCTTGTTGATGCCTTGGAGGGCTGCGAGTTCCTTCAACAGCTTGACCACAATCTCGTAGTCCTCGGCCCTGTCGGCGTATTTCAGTCGGTCATTGACCTTGGTGAGCAGGTTTTCGAGCCGGAGTTCCTGTAGAACGGCCATTTCCTCGGGGGACATAATTGTCCGGGAGTCTATGAACTCTTTCCAGGTGATGATGACCTGCTCGGGAATCACCCCTAGTTTGACCGATATTTCCTCGAACGTGAATCCTTTGACGCGCAAGGGGACAATCTGCGCCGTCAGGGCGTCCATTGTATTCGGGGAATCTTCCATGTCTGTAGTTTAGTACAGAGGCAATTCTGCATAGTAAAGCAAAGACCCCCAAGCGGCGGAAGTCGCTTGGGGGTCTCGCTGAGGTTATCGCCCTCCGGCAAGAGCCATCGATCCAGTCAAGCTGGAGCCTATGCTGCTCTTGTGGGGTGCTGGGACTCGAACCCAGCGAGCTCCTGCCCGGTTATCACACCGTATTCGCTCACCCCTTGGCCCCTGCGTCCGGCCTATACGTTTACCGGCATTAGGTTCTTCGGGGCTTTTCCCTGAGTTCCTACTTATCGGTCACTCAGGTAGTGAAGCCAGCAGGATTCGAACCTGCGAGTTTCCTAACGCTTACACCAAGTCACATAGAGGGATATCGCCCTCAGTCCCTGCGCGGTCGTTAGGTGCGTGATGCCCCTCGCCTCAGCTTCTACTATTCAGTTGTATGACCGCTAACGCCTGTTCCCCTCGGGGGTCGATTGCGCGGTCATCCTCAGATCGAACGTCTGAGAATCCTTTACTACGTCGGCTTGCAGGATTTGAACCTGTATCTCTCCCCCGCTGGGAAGTGTTCTGAACCCGTCCAGCAATTCTCAGACCAGTCCCCGTGCACGGGCGTCCTTTGATATGTAAGGCTACTCCAGATTGAACTATCAGCCGTTGTTGATTGTTTGTTGAAACTAAGCCGCTACTGATTCCTCGGTTGTTTCCGTGGAGAGCCAGTAGTTGGCCCAGATGGTGGCCGCCGCCTGGATGGCATCTGCTCGGGTTGAAAAGTACTCTCCCTTGTCTCGCCTCACTGTGTGCTCTCCTTGTATGTGTTTGTTGGTATGAGAAGAACTTACAGCACAGATATACAGGGGGTCAAGGGGCTATTGACTACGGATTTAGAATTGGCCCATGAGCAAGCCCAGAGCAGTCGCGTATGTCAGAGTCTCAAAAGAGCGGGACGGGGGCGTGTCCCCGGAAATCCAGCTGGACTCCATACAGGCACACTGCAAGCGTCTCGGCTACGACATCGTGGAGACACTGGAAGACCTTGACCTCTCGGGCCGGTTCTGGAAGCGCCGTCAAGTCGAGCAGGCCATTGCCATGATCGAAAACAAGCAGGCCGATGTGCTGGTGGTCTGGAAGATTTCACGGGTGAGTCGCAACCGGATGGACTGGGCGATTGCCGTTGACCGGGTGGAGAGCATTGGGGGTCGTCTGGAGTCGGCAACGGAGCCGATGGACACCACCACAAGCTCAGGCCGGTTCGCGCGCGGGATGCTGGCAGAGCTGGCCGTCTTTGAGTCGGAGCGGATCGGGGACACCTGGAAAGAAACCCACGCGCGCAGGATTCGGAACGGCCTGCCCCACAACGCGCCCAAACACTTCGGGTACACCTACACCAAGGAGGCCGGATATGCCCCTGACGCGCACGAGGGGGCTGTTCTGCGGCAGTTGTACGTCCGCTACGTCCAAGGGTCAAGCATGAACGAATTAGGCGCTTACGCGGCCTCTGAGGGCTTCGAGCCGGAGACCGGCTGGCGCAAGGGCACCATCAGGAGATTCTTGGATAAGGGCTTCGGAGCTGGCTACCTCTGGGTCAAGGGCGAACTCATCCGTGGGGCACACGAAGCAGTGGTCTCCGAGGCCGAATGGATGGCCTACCGGGTCCGCCGTGAGGAGCGCGGGAGCCGTCCACGGGCCGAGAACTCCCCCTATGCCTACTCCGGTCTCCTGAAATGCCACTGCGGGGGAGTCATGGGAGGCGGGAACAGCAGGCGCGGGGACAAAATCTACAAGCGGTACGTGTGCCTGCTGGCCGATCAGAAGGGTACACACCCCTACAACACCATCTCGGAGCCGTACGTGGAGGCAGCAGTGCTCGCGTGGCTGGAATCGGTGGCTGCTGATCTGGACGCAGCTGCATCGACGGTCAAGGCTGAGCCGGTAAGTGTCAACATCCGGGCCAAGTCCTTACAGATCAAGGCCGATCTGGTCAAGACCAACAACCGGCTGGACGCTCTGACGATCAAGAACCTTGACGGCGAGGTCTCCAATGAGGTCTACACC